CTAGAGTCATGGGGTGAGCGGTTTAATTTTCCGAAAGGAAGTGTAGAAAGCTTTGATTACTACACTGAAGATATGTTAGAGTATTGTAAACAAGATGTTAATATAACATATAAACTGTATAACTATCTGAAGAAAGAAGGTTCTAAGTTTTCTAAAAGAAGTATTGATCTAGAACACCGGATAAGAAAGATCATTAATGATCAAGAAGACTTTGGTTTTTATCTGGATATTCCATATGCAACTACCTTTATGGCATCTTTACAAGATAGATCACAAGATATTTACAATCAGTTACAAGAGGTATTCCCTCCCATCGTAACCACTGGTCGAGTACATAAGAGAAGCGGTAAACCTTTAAAAGATATTATTGAACCGTTTAATCCAGCATCTCGAAAGCAGATCGGTGAGAGACTGATGGAGTTAGGATGGGAACCTACAAAAAAAACTGATAAGGGTAATGTGATTGTAGATGAAGATGTATTAAGTACAATTGATATGGATGAAGCTAAATTAATATCTGAATATCTACTACTACAGAAACGTCATACTCAAATAGCTTCATGGGTAGAAGCTGTTAAGGCTGATGGAAGAGTACATGGTAGAGTGCTAACGCTACGAACTGTTACAGGACGTATGGCACATACATCACCTAACATGGCTCAAGTACCTGCAGTGTACTCTCCCTTTGGTAAAGAGTGTCGGTCCTGTTGGACTGTTGAGAACCCAGAGACACATAGTCTTGTTGGTACTGACGCTTCAGGATTAGAGTTGAGAGGACTTGCCCATTTCATGGATGATCAAAACTTTGTTAATGAGATTCTAAATGGTGATGTACATACAGCTAATCAGAAGATGGCTGGGTTACAAAATAGAGATCAGGCAAAGACATTTATCTATGCGCTTATGTATGGAGCAGGTGCTGCAAAGATTGGATTAATTGTAGGGGGAGATTCCAAGACAGGAGAAAATTTAATTAATAAGTTTATGAGTAACATGCCTAAGTTTAATTTATTAAAAAAGAAGTTGACAAAAGCTTCTGAATCTGGCATGATCCGAGGACTAGATGGACGACTGTTACACATTAGATCACCACATGCATCTCTCAATACCTTGATACAAGGATCAGGTGCGGTGATATGTAAACAATGGCTCGTTCAAATGATTGATAAAATACAAGAGTCAGGAGTAGATGCAAAGCTTGTAGCCAGTGTTCATGACGAGTATCAATTTGAGGTTGCCAATGACGACACAGAAAAGTTTGCTGAGATCACTAACACTGCTATTAAAGAAGTCCAAGATATCTATGATCTTAAATGTCCACTGGACTCTGAATTTAAGATAGGAAAAAATTGGGCAGAGACGCATTAAAGTTCTTGACATTTTAAATTAAGTGTGGTATAAGAGTTATATTGAAACAGACATGAAAGGAGATTATATTTATGTCGAAATGTGAAACGAAAGTACTAGCCGCCTTGAAGAAGGGCATGAGAGTGACCCGTAAGACCGCCATCCAACGGGGATGGTGTGAGAACCTTACAGCTACTATTTCTGATCTTCGTAGCAAAGGTTATTCTATTGATACTGTTACAGCTAAACTACCAGAGGGTGGTAGTTACACTCGTTATCGTTTGAATGAAGCAGCAGCAAGCTAAAGGAGCATAACATGGCTGATTATAAACACAATATCATTTCTGGTACTGCCTATTGGGCATCTGTTGTAGCCCCCAACACCACCTTTGATTCTGATGGTGTGTGGGAAGTTAATGTCTGTAATCTAGATGATGAGGCTAAAGCCACTCTGGAAGCAGACGGTATCGCCATCCGTAACAAGGGTGACGAGAAAGGAGATTACGTCCAGATCAAGCGTAAGGTCAGGCGTAATGATGGTGGAGTAAACACTGCACCAAAGGTCGTTGATTCCAATAATTCCCCCATGCATAATACCCTTATTGGAAATGGCTCTCTTGTTAATGTTAAGTACCGGGCTTACGATTGGAAGTTCGGTAACAAGACGGGAGTCGGTGCCGACCTTGTAGCTCTCCAAGTAGTAGACTTGGTTGAGTATAAACAGGCAGGAGGTTCGGATTTTACTCCTGTCTCTGGTGGATATACTTCTTCGGAAGAAGATATCCCGTTCCCCTCTAACTAATGGAGATGGGCAGGACTCTTCGGAGTCCTGTCCTAACCATCCATGAAAAATATAAACACTTTAGTAGACGATATCTATGATCTTTTTTCTGAGGATCATGAAGATAAGAGATCAAAACAAGATATAGAAAAAGCAGCTAAAAAAGCTGGTAGAAATATAGCAAATCTTTTGATCAAGTCTCTTGAAGAACGAAAAGAAAAAAGACCAACTACTCTACGATTATCTAATGTAGGCAAACCAAAGAGACAACTTTGGTATCAGCTTACTCAAGCAGAAGGAGAGAGTACACTTAAACCACATGACTATATTAAGTTTATGTATGGTCATATGATAGAAGAACTTTTGCTGTTTCTTGCATTTGTTTCAGGACACTCTGTTACAGAACAACAGAAGAGAGTGAAGATAGGTGGTGTGACAGGACATAAAGATTGTAAGATTGATGGTGTCACAGTAGACGTTAAGAGTGCATCAGCTTATGCATTTAAAAAGTTTAAAGAAGGCACACTATCTTACGATGATCCATTCGGTTACATCAGTCAGCTATCTGCATATGCCAAAGCAAACAATGAAAAAGAAGCAGCATTCTTAGCTATTGATAAACAAAGTGGTGAGCTAACCCTATTACCTTTACATCAGATGGAGTTTGATGATGTCGAAACTACGATTAAAGACATTAAAAAATCCTTGGAGAACAAAGAACCCCCACCTAAATGTTACGGGGACGTTCCCTTCAACAAGTCTGGTAATCGCCAGCTTGCCATTGGTTGTCGGTACTGCGATTATAAGCGTATCTGTTGGGCTGATGCTAACAATGGTCAAGGGCTTCGCCAGTTTAATTATGCGTCCGGTCCTGTATATCTCACACAAGTTACAACAGTTCCGAATGTGGAAGAAGTTAAGTGAAAACCCAGAGTGCTAAAGCAAAGGGTAGAAGATTTCAGCAGTGGGTGAGAGACAAGCTGATAGATATACTTTCTATAAATGAAGAGGACATAGAGAGTAGGAGTATGGGAGCTTCTGGTGAGGACTTAATCATGGCACAGATGGCTCGCCAGAAGTTTCCCTTCTCCATTGAGTGTAAGAATCAAGAAAGATTAAATGTATGGGATGCATATAATCAAGCCGAGACAAACTCAGGTAAGTATGAACCTATACTTTTTATAAAAAAGAATAACAAGAAACCACTGGCAGTTTTAGATGCGGAATATCTTATTAAATTACATAGAAAATAAAGAAAAGCTATATGTCTATGATCCTATAGAAGAAGCTACTGATCCTAATGTAGAGCTTTTTAATGGTGTTATACTGCAAGCTCTTATTGACATTTGTAGTGAAGAGGAGTATAACACTAAGCATCATAAAGGTGCTAAGGAAGAAGCCATGGCATGGTTCTTCTCAACGATAGTATCAGTTGTGGATAACTTTGAAATGGTTTGTGATTTAGCTGGATTAGATTCTGGTACAGTAAGAAATTTTGCAAGAAAAATTACATTATCTAATAATAAAGAAGTATTAAGGCAACAAATGTTGAGACATTTTCATGACTAAATTGAGAGAAGATTTTCATAGCTATATTAAAAGGAGACAGAAAGAATTGGAAGAGAAAGAGGCTACATCAAAGCAAGTTGGTGGTGATCATTATAAAGATTGTAATATACAACCTGTTGAATATATCCATAGCAATGGGTTAGATTTCTTTGAGGGTAACATTGTTAAGTATATTACTCGTCATAGAAAGAAAGGTTCTGGATCGCAGGATATTAAAAAGGTGATCCACTACGCAGAGCTTATCTTGGAATTAGTGTACAACGAGAAACCATAGGGGAATTGAATGTTTAAATCTAATAAAAATCCACAGTTTAGATCAAAGTTTTCTGAAGATATTTTTTATACAAAGTATGCACATGCTGGCGCTGAAACTATGCATGAACTTGCAGCTACTTTAGTAGAAGATGTATGCCAAGAGTATATGAGTAAGTCTGAGAAGGATGAGCTTGTCAGTCACATTGCAGACCTACGGTTTTTACCGGGAGGTCGTTACCTTTATTATGCAGGTAGAGATAAAAAGTTTTTTAATAATTGTTATCTTCTTAATTGTGAAGAAGACACTAGAGAAGATTGGGCTAATCTCTCATGGAAAGCTGAGTCCTGTCTGATGACAGGTGGTGGTATTGGTGCCGACTACTCTGTGTACAGAGCAGAAGGTAAAACTCTGGGAGGCACTGGTGGCATCTCTAGTGGACCTCTTCCTAAAATGCAAATGATTAATGAGATTGGTCGCAGAGTTATGCAGGGTGGTAGTCGTAGGTCTGCCATCTATGCTAGTCTTAACTGGAAACATGAAGATGTTTATAAGTTTCTTTCCGCAAAGAACTGGAAAGATATGCCTGTAGGTACAACAGGACAGTCTTTGTTTGACATTAAACAAGACGACTTTAATTTTCCTGCACCTCTAGACATGACAAATATAAGTGTAAACTATGACACTGAATGGCTGTTAAATTATTGGAATACAGGAGAACTTGGGGATGTCTTTATCACTAATGTACGGCAAGCTTTATCAACAGCAGAACCGGGATTTAGTTTCAACTTCTTTGACAAGGAGAATGAAACATTACGAAATGCATGCACAGAGGTCACATCAGAGGATGATTCCGATGTCTGTAATCTGGGTAGTCTTAACTTTGCTAGGATTGATGGCGTTGAGCAGCTACGTTCTGTGGTTGGATTAGCTACTAAGTTTTTAATATGTGGTACGCTACGGGCGCAACTTCCATATGAAAAGGTTTATAAAACAAGAGAGAAGAACCGTCGCCTTGGTTTAGGTTTGATGGGACTACATGAATGGTTGATCCAACGAGGTAGTAAGTACGAGACAACAGAAGAGATGCATCGTTGGCTAAAGATTTACAAATCAGAATCTGATAAAATTTCTGATCAGTTCTCTGATTTCTTAGGCATCTCTCGTCCAGTAGCGAAGAGAGCAGTAGCACCCACAGGAACTATCGGTATCATTGCTGGTACTTCTACAGGTGTAGAGCCTATCTTTGCTGTGGCTTACAAACGTAGGTATCTCAAGAACCGTAGGTGGCACTACCAATATGTGGTTGACAGTGCTGCTCAAGAGATGATTGAGTTGTATGATGCTGATCCCGACTCGATTGAATCAGCTATGGACTTGGCTACAGACTATGAACGTAGGCTTTCATTCCAAGCAAACATTCAAGAGTATGTAGATATGTCAATCTCCAGTACAATTAATCTACCTGCTTGGGGATCAAAAGAAAATAATGAAGACCTTGTTGTTCCCTTTGCAAATACACTTGCTAAGTATGCACATAGGTTGAGAGGGTTCACTTGCTTTCCTGATGGTAGTCGAGGAGGTCAACCTCTTACAGTTGTTCCCTACAAAGAAGCTGTTGATAAACTTGGTGAAGAGTTTGAAGAAAACATTCAAACACATGACATCTGTGAGATAGCTGGCACAGGAGGAGTGTGTGGTGTTTGATAAAAAAGAATATAAAAAAGAATATATGAGAGAGTATCGCTCAACACCTGAATATAAAAAATATAACAGAGAATACATGAGAGCGTATCGCTCAAAACCTGAGAATAAAGAACGTCTAAGACAACAACAAATCGGTTACAACAGAAAACGGGACCTTACAATTGCTGGTAAACTGCGTAGAGTAAAAGAAAGGAGTAAAAAAATTAATGTTGAGTTTAATTTAACGAAAGAATACTTAGAAAGTATCTATCCGACTGACGGTATGTGTCCATTGCTAAACATAGCATTAAATTGGCATAGCCCTTCAAAACATGATAGCACTCCATCGTTAGACAGAATTGATAATAATAAAGGATACATAAAAGGAAACGTACAATGGGTAAGTTGGAGAGCTAACCTACTTAAAAATAATGCAACTCCAGAAGAGCTTCTTATGCTTGCTCAAAACTACAAAAAGATATACGACAAAGTTATACTCTCGTAGCTCAACTGGATAGAGCAACAGACTTCTAATCTGTAGGTTGCAGGTTCGAGTCCTGCCGAGAGTGCCAAAAAAAAAGCTTGACAAAAATAAAAAAATATGTTATATACTAAGCGGGAATGCCATAATGGGTTCCCGCAACATCTTGCTAAAAGGAGATAACGATGCTTTCAGAATATATGTATAGACATGCGATTGGTTTAATGGATTTATTTAACGACTTACAGACCATGCAAGGAAATTCAGATAAAGGAAATTTTCCTCCCCATAGAGTAACAGATATTGAGGATAAGACCTATTACTTAGAGTTTGCTGTAGCAGGTTACGCTAAAGAAGATTTAGAAGTTATACTAGAAGACTCAGAAACTCTTGTGGTTCAATCATCAGGTTCTCGCACCCAAAAAACAGGTGACCATACAAATGGTGAGTTGTCTACTAGCTACGATGGTATTGCTTCAAGAGGATTTAAAAAACAATTTAAATTAAATCCTTATTTAAAAGTAAAAACTGTTACACTAAAAGATGGACTGCTAACTATTGAGTTGGAAAAAAATCTACCAGAAGAAAAGAAATCAAAACTCCTAACAATTAACTAGAAAGGAAAGGGGAGAGCAGAAATGTTCTCCCCACTCTCATGGCTAAAGAAGTAAACAAAAAATCTTTAGAGACTTACCCAATAAAAAAGAAAACAAGTATCGGTATGTCTCCATTATCTAGACCAATAAATAAATCAAAACGAAGAGCATGGAAAAGATACAGAGGACAAGGAAAGTGACAAAGAGATTTCTTAAACTAGACAAAGAAGTGTTTGATATTTTTTGGCCTGATCTAAGTATATTATTTAATAAAGTAATAGCAGAACAAGGCTCTGGTCGAGATAATCTTGAACTTCTTTACACTAAAATTAAAAATGATTTATTAGAAGTTTGGATTTACAAGGGTGAAGAAGGTATACAAGCAGCTTATTGTACAGCTATTACAGACTACCCAGAAAAAAGAAGTTTATTCTGGGGTTATATGAGTGCTGTAGATAACAACATGGCTGAGTGGAAAAGGCCAATGCTTGCTGCACTGAAACATTACGCATTGCATACTAATTGTGATTGTGTAGAATTTTTCTCAACGAGAACTGGATGGAATAAAATCTTTGAAGATGCTGGTGCTACAGTAGAAAATATAGGTACAATTTATGAGGTGACTTTAGATGACAAATAGTATACCTACAATCTATATTGGTTATGACAGCAGAGAGGAAGTCGCATGTAAAGTTTTGCAAGAATCAATCTTAGATCATACAAGTGCGCCTGTAAATATTGTACTATTAAAACAAGGAAAGCTAAGAGATATTAATTTTTATAGACGAACACATTTTGTAAAAGATAAAATTAAATATGATGCTGTAGATAAAAAACCTTTCTCTACAGATTTTAGTTTTACTAGATTCCTTGTACCCTTTTTACAAATGCATGATGGTCTTGCACTTTTTATGGACTGTGATATGTTAGTGAGAGCAGACATCATGGAAGTATTTGAAATTCCTAGACAGTCAAAAGAAAAAGCTATCTGGTGTGTTAAGCATGATTACAACCCATCAGTTGGTTTTAAAATGGATGGTCAAATTCAAACACATTATAGTAGAAAGAATTGGTCCTCTTTCGTACTCTGGGATTGCAGCCATGAGAAACATAAGAATTTTACAATCGATGATGTTAATTTAAAAAGTGGGTGGTATCTTCATAACTTTAAATGGTTAGAAGATAGTGACATAGGCGATCTACCACCAGCATGGAACTGGTTAGATGGTTATTCAGATGATAAAGTTGAAGCGAAGAATGTACACTTTACTACAGGCGGTCCTTGGTTTGAAGATTGGAAACCTAGTAAACGATCTGATGCTAAATACGCATTAGAATGGGAGACGCTTCATGATGCTATCGTATTAGAAGAATCTCTTGGAAAGGAAAAAGAAATTAAATGGGAAAAAACATATGTTTAAAAATGTAACAGTAGTAACTTCCTTTTCAGAGGATGGCTGGGATACCTATGCAAAAGAAATGATATGGTCTATTGCAGAATACTGGGAGCCAGAGATTAAAGTTGTAGCTTATTATCATGACTTTGATATTACAACAAAAGATTTACCAGAGTGTAAACATATTGAGTATAGAAACCTTAACGATCTAAATGAACTGATTGAATTTAGAGAAAGGTTTAAAGAATATGATGGTACGATGGGTGGTAAGTCTCAGTATACCTTTAGGTTAGACGCTATTAAGTTTTGCCACAAAGTCTTTGCTATTACAGACTGTGCCTTTGGCCTTTGTGAAACAGTTGAGAAGCCGGGATGGCTTGTGTGGCTAGATGCAGACACAGTAGCAGTTAAACCTCTTAGTAAATATAATCTTTTACAAAGCCTACCAAAAGGTAGTGACCTTGTACACTTAGGCAGAAAGAATTTTACCTACAGTGAGACTTCTTTTATTGGGCTTAATTTAGAAAGCCAACCACCTATAGATTTTCTAGGTGATTTTCTTGGGGCATATCTTTCAGGCGAACTGCTGCACTACAGAGAGTGGCATGATGGCTTTATTTTTGAACGACTACTAACAATTTATAAAGCTCATGGTCTAAAGTTTCATGATTGGACAGGCGATCTAGATATTAAGAGTATGACGGAAGGTAAACAAGCTTTTGAATTATTCCCTCTTGGTGATTATGTTAAACATAAGAAGGGTAAAAAGAAAGATAAAACATATGAAGTAGCTCCCGATGTAACAGGCCCAGCCAGATACAAACAACTTAATAAAATGGTTGATACCTACAAGCCTAACACAATTGTAGAGACGGGAACTTGGAATGGGGGTAGGGCTATTGAAATGGCTATGTCAGCATTCCTGCATGTTGATGAGGTAACTTATACAGGATACGATTTATTTGAAGATGCTACAGAAGAGATTGACAAAGAGGAGCTTAATAGTAAAGCACATAACAGCATTGAAGCGGTAACCGCTAGACTAGATGAGTTTACTGAAGCTATGAAAAGCCAAGGTAAAACTTTTAACTTTACCCTTATCAAAGGTGATACAAAAGAAACTCTTAAAAATACAAAAGCAGACTTTGCTTATATTGATGGAGGACACTCGGAGGATACAGTCAACCATGATTATGAGATGCTAAAGGAATGTGACGTAGTTGTCTTTGATGACTATGTAACTAAAGATGAGAACGGTAATGATCCCGGTGAAGAGTTCTATGGTGTAAATAAAATTATTGAAAAGTTTGAAGGTCGTAAAAAAATTCTACCATCAAAAGACAGGATTGTAGAGGGTGGTATTACACACCTAGCTGTCGTTATCAACAATGATAATATACCAGATATACCTGAAAACTTTGACGCTATACCGATTGTTATCCAACCAAGAGACTGTATGCCTAAAGAAGATATACAGAACAATGTTAAAGAGAATACTAAGCTTATTAACAAATGGATTGGAAGAGCATCACCTAATGACGAGGTAGCTGTTCTAATCTCAGGAGGCAGTAGCACTGATTGGGAAGAAGTTCGTAATGTAATTCGTATGGAAGGAGAGGAGAGATGTAAGGTAGTATGCGTTAAACACTCTTATCCTACCCTACTTAAACAAAAGATACAGCCTTGGGCCTGTGTAATCCTTGATCCAAGACCCATTGAAGGACTAAGCACACATGGAGTAGTTCGTAAAGATTTGTTTAAAGATATTGATTCACAAACTATCTTTATGCCAGCATCCATGACTGATCCTTCTATCGTTAAACTTATTAAAGAAAAGACAGATAACATTATTGGCTGGCATGCCTTTACACAATCATTACAGGAGAATCAAAAAGATCAGCTAGTTAATAATGCTGTTAAAGTTAATGAAGAGCTAGGCATACAAGAGGGTGCTACCATGATTACAGGAGGCACCTGTGCAGCTATGAGGTCGATAGGTATCATGCATACACTTGGCTTTAGAAAGTTTCATTTATTTGGATATGATTGCTCTATGCCAGAGCCACCTGATGAAGACAAGGATCAAAAGATGGAAGATGGAAAACCAAAGTATTTAAAAGTTGGTGTAAAAGATCAAGAGTTCTGGACAACAGGAGAGCTTATTGCAATGGCACAAGACTGTGAGAAACTATTTTCAAAAGAAGATGTTGATATGAAGATTAATTTTCATGGAAAAAATACTTTGGTAGCTGCATGTTGGGAGCTATCACCAGTACATCAACTAAAACACTATCACCAAGTACTAGACTTATAGGAGGATACAATGCTAGGAATTGCAGAATCAGTTATCGGCGTTGCGGGTAAAGTCTTAGATAAATTTGTAGAAGATAAAGATTTAAAAACTAAACTTAACGCAGAGCTTCAAGCACAATTAATTAATCTAGATGCTCTTCAAGCACAAACAAATCTAGAACAGGCAAAACATGATTCTATTTTCGTTGCGGGAGCTAGGCCTGCTATCATGTGGATATGTGCCTTTGCTTTGGCTTGGCAATATATCTTAGCACCTATGGCATCATGGGCGCTGGCTATATGGTATCCTGTAGTTACACTACCACAGCTAGGTACTGAAGAGCTTACAGGACTTGTTATGGCATTACTCGGATTGGGTGCAGCCCGCTCATACGAGAAGGCTAAAGGTGTAGCCAGAAACAGTATGTCTAAATGAGTAAGGGAGATTGGGTGGTGTTTTTAATAGCATCTCCCATAGCCCTCTGGTTTATCTACATTGTAGTAGTAGCTATAACCAATACAGTCTGTGGAAAATGTTTAACTGGAATGTAATATGTTAAATGAAAAACAAGAAAAATTTGCACAAGCATATGTACTTAATCACAATGCTACAGATGCAGCAAAGACAGCAGGATACTCTGATAGATCAGCATATAACCAAGGCTATAGACTGCTACAAGAAGAAGCTGTTAAGGAAAGAATTGAGGAACTATCAAGAGAACTAAAGACAACAGTAGATGTTGTATCAGAGATTGAAAAGCAATATGAGTTTGCTAAAGGCCAAGGACATATCAACAGTGCTATTAAAGCTCTTGAGCTATTGTCAAGAGTTAGAGGTAACACTGCTGATACTGGCAAAAGTGTTGGTAAGGAGGAACTTGTAACAATGATAGTAGGATGTTTGCAAGTTTTAGGTAAAGAAGAGGTTGATAAGATTATGGCTAAGTGTACCTTTGACTAAGGTGGTTTAGCCTTGAGAGAAATCATTTTTGAGAAAAAGAACTGCGTAGTTTCTATAAGCTCATAAATAATTTTAGTTCTCCTTTTCTACCGGGGGATGTTTTCCGTTGTGCATATGTACAATCTTTTCTAAATTTTTTTCCAAAACATCTAATCTAGTTTCCATTCTTTCAAGAGAACGATGCAGCTTTTCTCTATTTTCTGGAGAAAGTATTTGACTAATAACAGCTACCCGATTCTCTGAAACCTCAGTTGCTATATTATTTTTTTCTAGATTGTCGTATAACTCAGTAATATTTTTTTGCATTGATTTAGAATCCTCTTCTAATTCAAGACACTTTTGTCTAACAACAACAAAAGAAGTTATCACTGAGATAAGCATACCACCCAAAGTAATTAATAGGCGAGCATCCAGTTCCATTACTTATAACTCCATACCCAAGGTCTGTTATCAGATTCCTGACTAGACAAATCATCAATATGTATAAATCTTGAATCATGGTTGCCTCGTTGAGCAACACCAATACCTGTCATACCATGTTTAAAAGCTAATTGCATTACGTCATAAGCAAGTTTGCCCATACACTGTATATCTACCGCTCTACCTAATGTATGTGGAGAGTTGGGAGCGCCACCTATAGCACTGTTATGGGCAGGATGACGATAAGCAGAGGTTATAATAAGTGGTCTACCAATCTCCTCC